GGATGGGTAGGGTTAATATTCCATCCGATGATAGAGTTGAAGTAGGAACTGAGATAAATCCAGAACATGTTAATAAAACAAGAATTCCCTGGGCAGTTAAACAAAGACAATTGGAAATGGCTGATAGGTTAGAATTTAAACGTAAAGCTAAAGAAGCGGCTGAAGGAATTAAATTAGAGAAATTAGTTAAGGCTAATAGTACTGAAGAACTCGAAGATGCTTTAGGAGTAAAATAATGGGTATGATGATGGGTCCGCAGCAAATGCAACCTTTAGTTCAAAGATTAATGCAAATGAGACAACAGGGTGCAATGAATCCTGGTAACACTAATCCTGGTATGACTCCAGGTCAACAGGGTAATTCTATGCCACAAGGTCAAATGTTACCTCCACAAATGGCACCACAAGGTCCACAACAAGGTGGAATGATGGGAAGTGTTGCACCGCAAGACCCAATGTTAGCGCGAAAGTTAATGATGTTACGGCAGCAACAAATGCAAGGTGGTAACATGCAAAATGGTATGATGCCTGGGCAGACTCCAATGACTCCACAAATGGGGCAGTAATTTTATGGCTGGACCAAAATTAAATCTAGGTCCAAGTGAATCCCATATTGGAATTATTAGAAAGTTTGGTCTGAAAAATAGGAAACCTAGGTTAAAGATAAGTCAACCAAAATTATCTAAGTTAAGATTTTCCGGACCAAAGTTATAATGGCTGATAAGGAATATTCGGAAGAAATTAAACACTCACTTAAGACTCTTGTCGATTTATTTGACCGCGAGGACGATCAATCTAGACAGCGGCAAATAAGACAATGGAAGCGTTTAATGTATATGTGGTCTGGTATCACCAAAATGTGGTGGTCAGAAACGGCCCATGATTGGCGTATATTTGATGATGCAACTGAAGGTAGTGATGACCAGTCATATTATGATAAGACTATAAATGTATTTCGTGCTTATTTAGAATCTATTATCGCTGCAATGAGCGCGACAGTTCCAGGTGTTAAATGTAAACCTGATGATGCAAATAATGTTAATGATGTTTTAACAGCTAAGGGCGGAACGAAGATTAGTGAATTAATTTATTCACATAATGACGCGCCTTTATTATGGTCTAAGGCATTATTCATTTATTGCACTCAGGGAATGATCGCGGCATATAATTATACCGATAAGAGTAGGGAATATGGACTAATAAATAGCGCAGATTATAAAGATGTAGAGGAAAAACAGCAATCATATAACTGCCCGAAATGTCAGAAGTCATTAGATAGTTTAAATATAATGGCCGCGATTGAAAAAGAATTAATTGAAGATGATGAATATGATCCGGGTGAAGATGATGTTGATTTACATACATTGATATCTAATGATAAGATTATCTGCGAAGAATGTCAACAGGAAATTGATCCAGAACTAAAAGAAGAAGTAATTACTGTTACGCGTATGGTTGGAATGACTCAAAAACCAAAGGCGCGACAGATTATTGAAGTTGAAGGTGGATTATTTGTTAAGGTTCCAAATTATGCGCGTTGTCAAAAAGAATGTCCATATTTGGAATATGCGTATGAAACTCATGTAAGTTTTGTTTATGCTAAATATCCTAAGTTAAGAAAAGAAAATAAAGATGTAACGAGTGAGAGTGATAGTTCTGGTAATAACTTATATGCAAGATGGGGTAGATTAGCACCTGCATATTATGGCGAATATCCCTCTAATACACCTACAGTTAGAAATTGGTGGTTAAGGCCGGATAGTTTTGAATCATTAGGTGACGAAAATAGAGTTAAAGAACTAAAAGAAAAATTCCCCGATGGTTGTAAGGTAGTATTTATTAATGAGCAATTTGCTGAGGCTTGTAATGAATCCCTTGATGACCATTGGACGTTAACTTATAATCCTTTAAGTGAATTTATTCATTTTGATCCCTTGGGATTACTATTAACATCTATTCAAGAAATAACAAATGATTTGGTAAGTTTAACTGTTCAAACAATTGAACAGGGAATTCCTCAAACATTTGTTGACCCAACAGTTGTTAATCTTAAGGCATATCGTGAAGCAGAAGTAATGCCAGGTGCAATTTATGGTGCTAAGCCTAAGAGTGGTAAAGCTCTAAGTGATTCATTTTATGAAGTAAAGACTGCGCAATTATCTCAAGAAGTTGGTCCATTTGCTACACAGATTCAAGAAATGGGTCAATTAGTTTCAGGAGCAATGCCATCTTTATTTGGTGGTAGTCAAGCTAATAGTTCTAGAACTGCATCTCAATATGCAATGAGTAGGGCGCAATCATTACAGAGATTACAAACTCCCTGGAAAATGTTGACTTTCTGGTGGAAGAATATTTTTGGTAAAGTCATTCCTGCATATATTAAGGATATGAAGGATGACGAGCGAATTGTTAAGCAGATGGGGAATAATTGGTTAAATGTAATTATTAAGAAATCCGAAATGGATGGTAAGATTGGTGAAGTAGAATTAGAAGCGGCTGATGATTTACCAATGACAACTGCGCAGGTTAGGGATTTGGTAATGCAGTTATTTAATCTTAATAATCCGAAGATTATGGAGATTATTGGTTCGCCTGCTAATTTACCATTATTACAAACCACATTTGGTTTGAATGATTTACATTTACCTGGTGAGGATGATAGAGAAAAACAGTTAGAAGAAATTCAAGAATTAATGAATGCCGCGCCAACTATGGGAATGGGACAACCAGACCCTGTAACGGGACAGGCACAACCACAACCAGAATCTTCTATTCAACCTGAATTAATGGTTGATAGCCATGATATTGAAGCGGAGATATGTCGTATATGGTTAGTATCAGAGGCAGGAAGGCAGGCTAAAGTAGATAATAACGAAGGCTATCAAAATGTGTTATTACATATGAAAACACATATTATGATGATGCAACAATTGCAGCAGATGATGGGGGGTGGTGATAATCAACCACCATCACAAAATTCTAATCCCTCAAAAAAACCCGGCACTACTGTTTCCGGGCCAACTACACAAAATGAAAAGCCACAAGGGAATGGCTCAGGAGTAGGGGTGAAATCATGATTATTAAGTTAATGATGCCGTTATACCATCCAGAAGAAGGGGCAGATAATTCTTCCATTGAAGATAAATCACTTGGTATTTCTGATATGACAGAATTACTGGGTGAGGGGGATATTGATGAGGAAATTAATAAAGATGACGAACAATTAGATGGGAAAGAAGAAGATAAGAAGAATAAAAAAGATGATAAAGAAAAAGATGAAAATCAGGAAGAAGAATTAGAATTAAATCCTGAAGATGATGACGTTAAATTTGAAGATGTTCCAAGTCTTAAGGCAATTAATAAAGAATTTCCCGAATTACTTAAAAAGTTCCCAGCACTAAAATCAGTTTATTATCGCGAACAACAATATAGTGAAATTTATCCAACAGTAATTGCTGCTAGAGAATCTGTTGAAAAAGTTAAGCAATATGATGCATTTGAAGATTCATTATTAAGTGGAAATATTAAGGAAATTCTTTCTTCAGTTAAACAGGCTGATGGAAAGGCATTTACAAAGATTACTGAACATATTCTAAATACTATCGGTGATATTGATAAAAATGCTCAATTAGAAATTGCGGGTAGAGTTGCTAAAGATATTGCCATTGCTATGTCACGTAGTGATGATGATAATGTTAAATTAGCCGCGAGATGGATGCATAAGTTTTTATTCAATGATGATAAGATTACTGGTTATAATTTAACTACAAGTAATGAACCCGATAAGAAAGATGATAAGGTTGAACAACTTAATCAACGCGAACAAGAATTTGTTCAATATCAACTTGATACCGCGGTTCAAAATGTAAGTACGCGAGTTGAGAATTTGGTTAGAAAATCAATTGAGAACGCGATTGATACTAAAAACCAAATGACTCCTTACGTAAAGAATAAGGCTATTGATGATATTATTTCTGAATTGGATAAGGAAATTAATGGTGATAGGAGATTTAAACAATATCTTGATTCTGAATGGGAAACTGCGGGGAAGAATAGATTTGCAGAATCTCATTTAAATAATATTCGTAATGCTATTATTCGGAAGGCTAAACCTATTCTGCCAAATATCGTAAGAAGGGTAAAAGCAGAAGCCCTAAAAGGTCATGCCGCGAGAGAGGATAGAGAAGAAAATAATTCGGGTAGATTATTGCCGCGTGGAAGAGTGGCAAATGAACGAAAATCTTCCAATGATAATTCAAATGGTAATAGGGATACCAAAAAATCAGCAATCCCTCGCGGTATGAGTTCTAGGGATTATCTAATGAGTGATGATTAATTATGGCTACAACGTCTAATCGCCAAACTATAATCACTGATTCTGGTGACGTAAGTTATTCGCAGACGATTAATGCTGCGGCTAATCCATTATCACCCGCGAAAAATGATTATGTAGATTTGGCACTTGGTGCAAATACTATAACTCCACCTACTGCGGGTGGAACTACACCAACTTCTGTAACAATTATTCCCCCCGCTGGTAATGCTCAAACATTAACATTAAAGGGAGTTACAGGAGATACGGGAGTTCTATTACATAAAACAGACCCAACAACTATTGCATTAGGTGGAACAGGAACATTTGTATTAACAGCAGGTGCTATTATCACAGGTGTTAGATTATTATGGAGTTAGGGAGTTAATTATGATGAACTGGATGAAGTTTTTTACACAATCGGATTATGGAAATCTTTATGCCGTGACGGAGAGCCAGGTAGCAGGTTTGGAGCTTGAACGGGTGCTTCCAAAAGTTAGAACTCTTTTCGAGCGCGATGATAAGTTTTATGCAAATATCAAAAAGCGCGATGTTGAAAAGATTTCTAATAGGCAGATGAGAATTCCACTAGAATTACGTCCTGGTGGTTCATTTCAATATTTCTCTGCTGATGGTGGAGATTTAGGACGCGGTGGTGGGCCGACATTTGATAAGGCTGTATTAACTGCTGTATTCATGAGTGAGAATATTGAATACACTAAACTTGCACAGTGGGCAACTGATGATGATAGGAAATCAGTTGTTAATGGTGTGAGAAGGTTAACTGCAACTGCATTAGATGAATTGAGAAGGCAATTAGATTCTCAGATGATGCAGGCAGGTAATGGTGTTATTGGTACAGTTACTTCTGATACACCTGCTGGTGGTTCTAATGTTATCGTTCTAACTACTGATGGTTTTGGTGCGAGATTAATGAGATTTGGCCAAACTGTTCAGATTTTTGACGTAACATTAGCAACTAATAGGGGACAGGGTGTAATTACTAATTGGGATGTTGAGGGTAAGACTGTTAGTATCACACCACAGATTGCTGGTGTAATTGGAACAGATTTAATTGTTACGGCAGGATTAGCTGCACCATCTACATTGCCTGCATTATTTGGTATTCCTTATCATCATTCTAATGCAAGCACGGGAACATGGTTAGGATTTAATCGTGCTACCACACCAGAAATTCGTGCTAATAGAGTTAATGCGGCTGGCTCAGCATTAACAT